TGTATTGAGAATGACGGATTCGCAAAAGTAGTATTCATTTGCGATCCAGTTACAGCTACATTAACATCTGTAAACGCATTCGCAGCAGGGAAATTAAGTGTTGATGTTAATTGTTGGCCCTGTGGTAAAGCTGAGTATGCAACACCCCAACCTAAGTTACCCCATTGTGCTCTTCCCCAACCAATACCTGTTAATGTAGTGTCGTCTATTGAAACAACACTTGATACAGCTGTGCCAAAAGTCGGTTTGTAATTTGTTAATGCAGTTTGTTCTTCTACCTGTGCTCCAAATAAAATAACTCCTGGATCATTTGCATCCGATCCATTAAGTTGAATTCCTATATTTGTATTTGGTTTGTCAAAACTTGATTCATACTGGACCGTTAATCTAAACCTATACCAGCCATCTCCATAATTTACTGAATCTCCTTCAACAAAGCTAACTTCTGAACTTTGAGCAAATCCAGTTCTTAATCCATTCGTTATGTTAAATTGTACATTTGCTCTTTGTGCACTATTACCAATTTCCAATTGGAAAGTGCCACCAGTTCCACCAGCGCTGTCTTTTGCAAAAATACTAAATGTTTGTATGTCTCCTGGAGATGGAGTGTTGAAACCAAATTTAAATAAAACTTTGGTTCCTGAATCTGATCCATTACCTGCTAATGTCGTTGCATCTTTTGTGCCAAAAGGAGAAAGAGCAGCATTACTTGTGACGGTTGCTCTAAATTGATTAGGGAAACTTGAATCTAAATCTACAGAATTAGCAACTAGGTTTTCTCCTGCAGTATTAATTGTGGTTTGTATACCCGTGACAGGCACACCAATATTAATAACCTCACTACCCATTGAAAAGTTTGCTTGTAAACCAGTGACTGATTCATCATGAGATGTTCCAGCATTAAATATAGAATTAACTGGACTTGCTTTTGTATGTTTATAATTTGTTACTTGTGTACCCTCTTCAATTTGTATACCCCAAACTTCAAAACTTAAATTTTCGTTGGAGCTAGCATCAAGTTTAAAGTGAGTTCCTGCCTGACCACCACCTGAAGATACGTAAGTATTATTGACCGTGACTGCAGAATGATTTTTATCTATTCTTGTAAATTCAGTAGTTGATAAGGAGTTAAAGTTTATATTCCATTGACCTTGTGCAGCGTTTTGTGGATTGTTAAATTGTAATGCAGTCGATGATCCACTAACTCTTTTTATCCAAAAAGATGCTTCAAGAGCTTCACCAGACGCTGAATAATTTGTAGCTATAACATCAAAAATGTCAGAGTATGTTCCACCAGGTGTGTTATTACCTTGTATATTGGCGATTAGAGTTGATGTTTTAGTTCCGTCTGGAGCTATTCCATAGTTTGCAGTGGCTGTAGCATTGCCTCTCTTAGTGTAATTAGATTGAGATAAATCTTGTGAATAAGCTTGGAAGTTTGTGCCAAATAAATTTATTCTGCTTTCTATACCTGTCGGAATAACATCAGCATTGGCAGTGGTAGAAACAGCACCAATAGTTGAAGTCATTTGTTGACCAGTTATTGTTGGTTGTGATCCTGAAAGATCTCCCCATTCATTTTCACCCCATGAATCTCCACCCCAACCAACTTCAATAATACCAACACCTGTTGCGTTTCCGATGGATGTGCTTGATTGTATACCTGTAACTGGAACACCTATATCAATAGTCTCCTCACCAATTTGAAGAGCCATTTGTTGGCCTGTCATTGATAGCGTAGAACCAAAAGCTATGAATGTAGATGAATCAACAGCAGTGCCAAAAGTAGGTACATAATTTTGTTTGAACCCATCACTTAGTTGTGCTCCCCATAAAAATATAGATGAGCTTCCATCACCAGTTCTTGAATAATTACCATAACTTGTAATCGTTGGGGTGCCGGTATCTGATAAAATAACTTTAGGAAAAATATTAGTGCTGCCTTGTGTAAATCCTCTTAATGAACATCGATACCATCCGTTACCATAGTTCTCAATGTCAAAAGCTTGAAGACCTCCTGTCGCTCCACTTCCTGAAGCAGTTGTTGTACCAGTTTGTAAATCTACTACTCCATATACCCAATTTGTAGATCCATTGGCTAAAATAACTACTGCATATCTTCTATCATTATTTTTTAAAAATACACTCCATGTAACTACTTGGAATGCTGAGTATGGAATGCCACCTGTTTCATAAATTTGATGTGTGCCAGTGCCAGAAGTTTCAGCGAGTTGATCTGCTGTTTTTGTACCATTTGGTGCTATGGTTGCATCTGCAGTAAGAGTTCCTAGATTTTTTGTCCATGAAGAATCATTAAATTCTTCAGAGTGTTCAATTTGGTTTTCACCTTCAACGTTTATTGTAGCTGATACTCCTGTAACGGATACATCAGCATTTGCAGAAATAGAATCAGTGCCAATTGATGATGTTAAAGATACTCCTGTAACTGATACTGGCTGATCATTTTGTGCTGACCAAGCCCCTTGATTCCAAGTTAGAGCACCCCATGTCGATTGTGTGATATCAAAAATACCACCCATGCCAATTCCATGAACATAACATAGATAATAAAAATCAGTTTGTGATGATGGTGTTATTTCAACATAACGGGTCGTAGCTGCGTTGAAGGTTGTCGTATTGGTGTAATTAGCCTGGTTGCTTGAACCATCTAAATAATATGTCACTCCAGAAGAAATAATTCCAGAGGTGTTAGTGTTTGTAGAAAAAATTAATGGATGGTTATCATTTGATGATGCGCTTTGATCAAATCTAAGTGTACCACCTTGGACCCAACTTACCGTTCCTGGTCCTGTAGAATTTCTAGCACCATCTAAATAAAATACATTCCCGGTGCCGCCACCATAGAGGTTCCCTGAAGCTACGGTTACTACATAAGTTCTTTCCGCCATAGCTTCAGGACCTTAAATTATGCTATTCTTAATATTGCAGCAGAAGTTGTGAACGCTGGGAACTGAATAGTAAAAGTTCCAGACGTTGCAGTTTTATCAGATCCAAAATCCAATACTGCTACAGCTTCAGTTGTGTTACTTCCGCCATCAGTTGTTGTATTGTAGATTAGAGCTCCTCTTGCTGTTAGCGTAACGCCAACAAAAGATAGATCAGCAAAGTCAGTTATAGCGACTCCTGATGATACTTTAACTCCTTGATTTACCAAAGCTTTTCCACCAGCAGTGTAACCAGATGGTGAAGAAACTTCGTTTGGTGTTGCATAGTTAGTTGTTGATGCACCTAGTGTAGCTGAGTTAGTGTACATAGCTAATTTGTATGTATCACCATTCGAACTATCAAAATCGTGCTCACCAGCTAATAGCTGTTTTTTAAACGAATTGCATATTGCGTTTGTTGTTATAGCCATAGTTGTTCTCCTTAATAGGTTGTATTAGGAGTAGGACTAGGAATTTTTACTCTTGGCACTCCATCATCATACTCCGCTCGTCTTCTTCTACCCATTTGTTGTAGGGCAAAATTCTGTACCTCTTCATTATACTTAGTTTCATAGAGCTTGTACATATCCATGGGTCCTTTTAAAAACCTGAAACACTCTGTAAGCACACCATGTAAAAGCATAGACTCTTGGTATTTTGCTAGAAAAGTTTGATTTGTAGAAGTAAATTCTGGTGGATCGATAATATAGTTTATTTGAATTGTTAATGCTGAGCTTGGGACTGGAGCTACTAAAATATTAAAATCATCCCAACTAGCAAAATACTTTGGTGTTCCTGTAGCGCCTCCACTATTATATTCTGAAATAAAGCTTGTATCTTTTTTTTCTAAAAATGTTCTGTTGTTACTGCCATCTATTACTTGCACAGATCTTATAATCATCATGTCTGCAGGAAGTGATACATATCTGTTGTTTGCAGTAAATGTAGATGTCGAATATTTTCTTAAATCATCATAATCAACTTTACCTGCAATATCTAATTCAACATTTCTTATAAAATCCTGTATTTGTGAATCCGACAATACATTGCTACTAACTTCAGTATAGTTTCTTACTTGTGTTAAAAAATTTGAATGTGTGATAGCCATTACGTTATACTTACCTGTACCTTTCCAATATTTGCATTTAATTCTCTTCTTCTATTTTGTAAGGATGGATCCTCAGGCACCATACTACTTACAATAGAACTAACTCCATGTCTTATAATTGTAAAATCTTGTGTTCTAAAAGCAAAATCTCCTGGCAGTGTTAAATTTGCAACACCCACTGAAGCTCCACCAGAATTTGTAATTGTGACATCACTAGTAAATGGTTGAGTTGGCTGTTGAAACTTCATGTTTCTTGTATTTTGTAAAGCAATAGCATCAGCTGTATTATGTCTTCTTCTTATTTGTGGATGTTTTGGCTCAAACTCAGACACATGAACAAATGAACCATTCCATTCTTTAACCATTTCTGTGTAAGGAAAAGCCATTCCTGATCTATCGGATATTGCCTGAGATCTTCTACCTGTTGCGTATTTTGCCATAGTTAAATTCCATTAGGATAAAATGATTGTGGAGTAATGTATGTTGAAGTTCTCTGACCATCTTCATCTAACGCTCTTTTCAATTCATCCTCATAAATTAATTTGTTTTGTTGAACAAGTTGTGGTGATTTTTTCATAGCCAAATAATAAGCTAATCCTGCACACATGCATGGTAAAAATCTGTACGCTACATCTGCATCATTTGTATATGCACCAGCATCTTCAATTCTTTTAATTACGTAATATTTAAGTGTCGTATAAGTATTAAGATCAGGTGCTTGATATAAATATATCTTTGGAGTTTTTTCTCTTTCAACATAATATTGAGAGGGTTGTCCCAAAGCTAATTTATTTGGCAAAGCAGCATAAGCTGATCTGTCAATTTTAGTTAAAGAAACATCCTGTGTTTCTGTAGTGTTTGAACCTGCTGCAGTTGATGATATAAATGCTTCTAACACATCACTTACACCTGCGCTTACACTATACTCAGCTTGACCAGAAACAAGTGCATTTTCATGCAGATTTACTTTCCACAAATGAATACCTCTATTACCCCATTCAGCAAATAATAAATCTAAACTTCTTCTCGCAGATCTTAAATCGAAACCAGAATTAGTTGACAAACCACATCTTTCGTAGCCTTCTGAAATTATGTCGTCAATATTTAAGTTAAATGCTGTAGTTCCAGATGTTGCCATAGTTTAATCTTGTCCTTCTTACGATTGTACAATTTACTGGATTGTAACACTTTTTGTCTAAACTTTGAAGACCTTAGGTTTTTTGCTATTGGATCTCTTTTTGACTTGTATTCTTTTCTTTTTTTCACCTCTAGCACCTCTAAGCTTGCCTTCAATTTGTTGTGGTATTTGTGATCTTGATATTGCCATTCTAAATTAATATCATATTACTATTTTGCTGTCACCTGTTCCTATTTCTCCAACAGGATTAATATTCATAGCTATTGAATATCTTTCATCATTATTGTTGATAATTCTATGTTCTAAATAAGACGGAAAAACAAGTAAGGTGCCTTCTTTATTGGTTTTTGTATAATCTGTACTAGTGAAAGACGTAAAACTTGGGTTTTGTTTTTCTGTGGCTATCTCCCAAGTATGTAAGTTTGGTTTTTTAAATTGAATAGTATTTTCACTACCAGCAGGATAATATACTGCGCTTATCCAATAGTTTGCATGATTATGAAATTCTGAAACTATCTTACCCCTGCAGCATGTACCCCATGATGTACCAATTTTAATATTAACATTGTATCCTATCTCTTTAAGACCATCTCCAACTATTGTTTCAAAGTAATTTTTTACGAGTGGAATTTTATCTAAGATATTTTTGCTAGTTGTAATTTGTGGTCTTTTTAAATTACCTTCAACATCAACAAAATCTAATCTTTTTAAATATTGATGAATATCTTTATGGTTTATATCAAGATCTTCAAAATTTAAGATCCACTCAGCAAACGGTATTATGAAATTTCTCACACAATATCTTTAGCAGACCCCATTACAGGTTTATATTTTGTTTTGCCTTCAAATTTGTATGCATGTAAGAATGATGCTCTTGGTTGATCAGCTACCCAGCTGCAGTGAATCCATCCCGAGTTGGGTTCGCCTGGAGTGTAGAACTCGAGTATGAGCTGATCTGGCGTGAGGTTAGCTTTTATCCAATCAAAAAGTTCAGCGTTGTCTACGCCAACACATTCGAAGTCTGCTGCCTCAGCTTTG